GGTATCTGTTCCTCGACGAGGTTGACGCCTATCCAGGCGACGTGGAAGGCGAGGGCGACCCGATCACGCTGGCGATGGCCCGCACGCGGACGTTCGCGCGCCGCAAAGTGTTTCTGGTCTCGACACCAAAGATCACCGGCATGAGCCGGATCGAGTCGGCGTATGAGGAGAGCGACCAGCGAAAGTACTGGGTGCCATGCCCGACCTGCCGCGAGTTCCAGATCCTGAAGTTCGCGCAGCTTCGTTGGCCGAAGGGCGATCCGCAGAGCGCCGCTTATGTCTGCGAGCACTGCGGCCAGGAGATTCGCAACCACCAGAAGCAGTCGATGCTGGCGCGCGGCGAGTGGCGCGCTGGAGCCAAGGGCGACGGTAGGACGGCAGGCTTCCATATCTCCAGCCTGTACAGTCCGGTTGGTTGGTTTTCGTGGGGCGACGCCGCAAAGCAGTTCGAACAGGCGCAGAAGAATTCATCGCTGCTCCAGGTCTTCGTCAACACCGTGCTCGGCGAGACGTGGACGATGCTGGGCGAGGCGCCCGATTGGAAAGTGCTCTACGACCGGCGCGAGGATTTGAAGATCGGAATCATTCCGCGCGGCGGACTGTTCCTAACGGCTGGTGCGGACGTCCAGAAGGATCGCATCGAGGTTGAGATCGTAGCGTGGGGACGCGGGAAGGAATCGTGGTCCGTCGATTATCGGGTACTCGAGGGCGACACCTCGCGCCCGCAGGTCTGGGAGAAGCTCACGGGGCTGCTGAATGAGACGTTCACGAGCGCCAGCGGTCTCGAAGTGCCGATCACACAGCTCTCGGTGGATTCCGGGTACGCCGCGACGGAGGTCTACCAGTGGGCCAGAAGACAGGGCCATCGCGTGGTCGTGATCAAGGGCGACTCGCGCGCGGCGGCGCTCCTGGGCAACCCCGCGCCGATTGAAATCGGCCCACTGGGCGCGAAGATCAAGCGGGGCGTGAAGGTCTGGCCGGTCAACTCCGGCATGGCGAAGGAGGAGTTGTACCGCTGGCTGCGGCTGGAGCGGCCAACTGACGAGGATCTGGAGAAGGGCGTTTCGTTCGCACCCGGCTACTGCCACTTCCCGCGATACAGCGAGGAGTACTTCAAGCAGATCACCGCCGAGCAACTGGTCACGAAGATCGTGAAGGGCTACCGGCGTCACGAGTGGCAGAAGATGCGCGAACGCAACGAAGCCCTGGATTGCAGGGTATACGCGCGCGCGGCAGCCAGCAGGATCGGGCTGGATCGCTACCAGGAGAAACACTGGCAGGCGATTGAAGACCGCATGGGAGTACCGAAGACTCCGGAGAAACCAACTCCTACTGCTCCGGCCGCACCAGCGGGATCGCGTCCGCAACCACAACCGCGCCAGCCCAGGCGTCGGACGTGGGGCAGGTTCTGAAAGAAGGAAGAGCGATGGCTTACACGCAGACTCACTTGGATGCGCTGCAAGAGGCGCTGGCCTCCGGCACGCTGACCGTCACCTTCGAGGGTCGAAGTATGACCTACCGTTCCGTCCAGGAATTGCAGCGGGCGATTGCCGTCGTGCAGAGTTCTCTCAACCAGCAGTCCGGTAAGCGCGTTCGGCAGTACCAACTGTCGGGGAGCAAGGGCTTCTAACTTCGTGTTCAACCTGAATTCATTTTTGACCCGCTTCAAGCGGGGAGGGACCGGTGCGCCTGCGCAGCCTCCCACGCGGCGCGCGAGTGGTTCGCCGTACGAGGGAGCCACGGCTGGCCGACGGCTGGGGACCTGGGTCACGACGCGCGACGCCATCAACTCCGTGTGGTATCAGAGCGCGGATCAGTTGGTGGCGCGTTCCCGCGACATCATCCGCAAGGACGGGTGGGCATCAAAAGCGGTGGACGAATGGGTGTGCAACGCCATCGGCACCGGCATCAAGCCGCAATCAATGCACCCGAAGCTGGCGGTCAAGGAGAAGCTGCAGGCGTTGTGGTCGCTGTGGGCAAACGAAGCGGACGCCGCCGGGATGACCGATATTTACGGCCTTCAGGCGCTCGCGTTCCGGTCGATGGTTGAGGGCGGCGAGTGCTTCGCGCGCAGGCACGACCGCGACCTCCGCGAAGGCTTGAGCGTGCCGCTTCAGTTCCAGTTGATCGAAGCGGAGCAGTTGCCGTTCTACCTGGCGCGGCCCACGCCGAACACGCCGCTGGGGAACGTGGTGCGAGCGTCAATCGAGTTCGATCCGTCCGGTCGCCGCACGGCTTACTACTTCTACAAGCAGCATCCGGGTGAGCGGATCTTCTTCCCCACCGACCTGGAACTCATGCGAGTGCCGGCCGCGGAGGTCATGCATCTGTTCCGGTCGCTTCGGCCCGGCCAGTTGCGGGGCGTGCCGTGGATGGCGAACGCGCTGGTGCGGCTGTGGGAACTGGACCAGTACGACGACGCGGAACTGCTGCGGAAGAAGTTCGCCGCGATGATGATGGGATTCATCACGCGCCAGAATCCGGACGATGCGTTCTTCCCCAACGCTGCGCCGCAGGAGACGACAGACGCCGGAGGCGTGGCTGGCACTGGCGATCCGGGCGTGGCGGTGGCGCAACTCGAAGCGGGCACCATGACGGAACTGGAGCCCGGCGAGGATGTGAAATTCAGCGAGCCTGCCGACGTGGGCGGGAACTACGAGTCGTTCGAACGCATGCAGTTGCTCCGCATCGCGGCGGGACTGGGACTGCCGTACGACATGCTGACGGGCGACCTGTCGAAGACCAGTTATTCGTCGATCCGGGCGGGCATCCTCTCCTTCCGGCGGCTGTGCGAGCAGATCCAGTTCGGCGTCTTCATCTACCAGTTCTGCCGTCCGACCTGGCGCGCCTTCGTCGAGCAGGCGGTCCTGGCGGGGAAACTCGACGCCCGCGATTATGTGGCCAACCGGGATGACTACCTGGCGGTCGAGTGGCACACGCCGAAGTGGGCCTGGGTCGATCCGGAGAAAGACGTAAAGGCCGAGATCATGGCGATCCGCGCTGGCCTGAAGGCGCGTAGCATGTCCGTCAACGAAACGGGGCTGGACGAGGAAGAGGTGGACGCGCAGATCGCCCGCGACAACGAGCGCGCAGACCGCCTGGGCCTGGTGCTGGACTCTGATCCGAGGAAAACCGATGCGCGCGGCCAGGCGGCGAACGTGCTCGAAACGGGCGACGGTGGCGAGAGCGTGGATAGCGGCGCGCCCGCGGATTCGAAACCGGAACCGCCCAAGCCGAAGCGCAAGGAGCCTAAGAAATGAAAGCGAACTATCTCCCGCACCTTGCGGGACGGGTCTTCGGCGTTCCGCTGCTGATCCAGCCGCAGAAGTTGAGCGTCATCCTTCAGGCCATCGGTCCGCGTCTCGGGATGGGCCCAGCGGAGATCGAGGGACTGGGCGCGCCGGTGCTCGCGCGGATGCCCATCGACGACGAGGACGACGCCGATGAGATGGACGACGCGGCACGGAGTCAGAAGCCGTATCTGGTGACGCCGGAAGGCGTCGCTGTCATCGGCGTCTCCGGGACGCTCGTGAAGAAGGCCAGTTGGCTGGATGCGGCTTCGGGGATGCAGTCTTACGAGAGCATCCGCGCGGACTTCCAGGATGCGGTGCGCGACCCGCGCATTCAAGGCATCCTCCTCGACGTGGACTCGCCTGGCGGCGAGGTCGGTGGGCTGTTCGACCTTGCGGACGAAATCTACGGCGCGTGGGCGGAAAAGCCGTGCTTCGCCATCGCGGACGACGACGCGTTCTCTGCAGCGTACGCCATCGCCAGCAGTGCGCAACGCCTATTTGTAACTCGCACCGGTGGCGTGGGCAGCGTTGGCGTGATCGCGTTGCACCTGGATCAGTCGGGCTTCGATGAGAAGGTTGGTCGGAAGTACACCGCGATCTACGCGGGCGCCAGAAAGAACGATTTCAACCCGCACGAGGCGCTGTCCGGTGCGGCGAAGGACGAACTGCAATCCGAAATCGACCGCCTCTACGACATGTTCGTGGGAACGGTCGCGCGCAACCGGGAGATGAAACCGGCGTTGGTCCGCAATACCGAGGCTGGCCTGTACTACGCGGAGAAGGCCATCAGCGCTGGCTTCGCGGATCAGGTTGGAACTTTTGACGATGCGCTAAATGCCGTTCTCGAAGCGGCGACGGCGCGCAAACAAGCTCGCGTGGCGGCGTCTGCCGCAACGCAGATCCCCAAAGGAGAAACAACGATGAGTCAGCAAGTCGAAACGAAGACGGCAGACGCCCCCGCTTTACCGCTGGTGCCCGCCGAAGTGAAACCCCCGGAATCGCCCGCGCCCGCCGCCGCCCTGGCGGTGGTTGACGCCGCAGCAGTCGAGACCCGGTTGCGCGCGGAGTACGAGGAGATCGCTGTGCTTTGCACTCTCTCCGGCCATCCCGAACTGGCCGCGGAAATGATCGCGAGCAAAAAGACGGTGGCGCAGGTTCGCGAGCACCTGCTTGCGCTCAAGGCACAGGAGTCGCAGCGGACGGCGGTGCAGTCGCATGTGCAGGGCAGCCCGACCGGCGCGGAAGCGCAGTTGAACGCCGCCGCGCAGCAACTCGCCGCCAGCCGAAGCATCCCATTCGCGCAGGCTTACGTGGAGGCCATGAAACTCCACCCCGAGCTTTACCAGCAGTACCTCGCTGAGAAGTCGGCCCCGGTGCGGGCGAATTAGGGCGGCGGAGCTTATCCAAAGGAAAAGGAGCAATCGATCATGGCTTTCGAAGTCAATTTGCAAACGATCTCGGTCCCGGCGAGCGCCGACCTGTCCACGAAGCAGTTTCTGTTTGGGACGATCAACGCCAGCGGGCAGGTGGCGGTAACCGGCGCGGGCCTCGCGTCGGATGGCGTCATCGCACTCGGTCCCAGCGCGCAGGGCCGCCCCTGCGGACTGGCGTCCTTCCCCGGTCAGATCGCGCGGGTGATGGCAGGCGCGTCCTTCGCCAATGGCGCGCTGCTCGAAGTGGACAGCAATGGAAAGGCGGTCACCCAATCCTCGGGCAAGATCGTCGCAAAGGCGCTGGCAGCAGCGGGCGCGGCCGGCGACATCGTCCCGGCACTGCTGATCCTGATGCGGTAGCAGGCAACTCAGAAAAGGAGCAATGAACAACCATGTATACGCCGACTCCCGGTGACGTCCACGTCAATACGCCGCTGACCCAGATCAGCATCGCGTATCTCCAGAACCAGACGGAGTTTGTGGCCGCGCAAGTCTGCCCCATCATTCCGGTGACCAAGCAGAGCGACCGCTACTACGTCTACAATCGCGGCGACTTCTTCCGCGATCAAATGCAACGCCGCGCGCCCGGCACTCCGGCCGCGAGCGTTGGCTACCGCCTCGACAATACGCCGACTTACTTCGCAGACGTGTGGGCCGAAGCGAAGCCGATTCCGGACCAGTTGCGCGGTAACGCCGATGCCGTGCTGAACATGGACCGCGATGCGACGGAGTTTCTGTCACGGCAGGCTCTCATTCGGCGTGAGAAGATCTTCGCCGCCAACCTGTTCACGACAGGTAAGTGGGGCACCGACATGACGGGTGTCGCATCCGGCCCGAGTGGTAGCCAGTTTCTGCAGTGGAACGATGGCGCATCGACCCCCATCGAAGATGTTCGCGCCGGCAAACTGGCCATCAAGCAGGCTACCGGCTACCCCGCCAACACGCTGGTGTTGTCCGAGCCGGTCTGGTTGAAGCTCGTCGACCATCCGGATCTGGTGGACCGCGTGAAGTACGGCCAGACGGCGGGCCGCCCTGCCACGGTGAGCCGCGAAGCGCTGGCCGCGATTCTCGAACTGGACCGCATTCTCGTGATGGGCAGCATCGAGAACACGGCGGCTGAAGGTCAGACCGCCGCGCACTCCTTCATCGGCGGCAAGAGCGCGCTGCTCTGCAACGTCGCGCCCAGCCCCGGCCTGCTCACGCCTTCGGCTGCGTACACCTTCTCATGGACCGGCTACCTCGGCGCTGGGAACGAAGGCAACCGCATCAAACGGTACCGCTGGGAGATCATCGCCAGCGACATCGTCGAAATCGAGATGGCATTCGACTCCAAGCTCATCGCTCCGGAGCTCGGGTACTTCTTCACCAGCGCGATTGCGTAAAGGAGGTTGATCGATGGGCTACAAGTCACTGCCGAAGTTCGACCCCTCAGCCCGATTCCTGGCTACCGCGCGCCTGCCAGTGCTCAACGGCATCCCCATGAAACCCGGGGAGGCGATGCCACCTGTTCCGGTGGAGCCGGGAGCGGCGCGCGCATACCTGCGACTGCTTCGGCAGTTGTACGAACTGCGGAGGGTCACCATGGTCGATCAACCCAGTGTTCCTTCCGTGAAAACCAAACCTGCCGGCACTTCCGGCAAAGGAGATACCAAATGGCGAAGCAAGTCTTGACGATCTCCGACATCTCGCCGTCGGGGAACTTGAAAAAGGGCGTGATTCAACTTTCGATCACCGAGGCGCGAATCATCGCCTCCAACGATATCGGCGTGAAGGGCGCGACCGACGGCGGCACTGCCTCCAAGGACACCGACCCTATCCTCGAACGCACGAACGGAGCAACCGACAAGTCTCTGCGTCTGTCCTGGGCCTCTGCGTCGGTGATCGAGGTCCAGATGCCACCGGTCGCGTATCCCCCTGATCTGGACGACGCCCAGCCCATCGTGGTGAACATCCTGGCGGCCATGAAAGCCGGTTCGGTGGATGCGCCGGTCATCACCGTGTCGGCGTGGGAGGGCGTTGGGGACACGAACATGGGCGGCGACACCGCGGCTCTGAGTACCGCCCCGCAGAAGCTCACGGTCACGCTGGCCGGAGCCGATGTCGGCGCGTATCCGAAGTTCCTGACCATAGGACTCAAGCCCGGCACGCATGCGACCGCGTCCAACGACGCCTACGTTTATGCGGTCTGGCTGGAGTACACCCGGAAGGCGTGATGTCAGCGTTCTCGGCGCTCAACGCGGCGTGCCTCAAAACCTTCGGGACCCCGGTCTCTTACCAGCAGGGAGGGGGTGCTCCGTTTGCGATCACCGGCATCTTGCAGAAGGACTCCGAGGAGGAGCGCCGCCAGGATGGAGCGTACGCTCGCTTGTTCGTCGATCTCGCCGCCTTCCCAACGCGGCCGGACAAGGGAGACTTCGCCACGGTCAATGGGACGGCGTACACCGTCTTTGATGTCGAGATCGATCCCGCCGGCGCGGGTTTGCTCTCACTCAAGAAGCATGGGTAGGCCATCATGCCATCCGTTCGTGTCTATCAGAAAAAGCAGATCCGGCTGGACCGGCTGGGCTTCCGGCAGACCCAGATGTTCAAGGTCGGCAACGTCG